GTCCGTATATTGAAAGAGTTCGTGATGTCTGAAATCAGCGTTGATGGACAAAAATTTCCAGTCCAACTTGGCAATGTTATCATGAGTGCATTAAATGCACTACCAGAAGAAGAATATGCAAACGGTAGAACTGCGGCATACTGGCATATTATGTCAGTTTTAGATCGCCATTTAGTTAGAAATCACAATGACACTAATCCATCGTAAAGGTAATCTAATTGATATGGCCGAACAAGGTTATTTTGACATTTTAGTTCACGGCTGCAACTGTCAGAATACAATGGGGTCTGGTATTGCTAAGGAGATTCGTGCTCGGTATCCACTAGCATATACAGCTGATACCAATTTTATGCGACAGATGCCACCGGTGTGTAAGTTAGGTATGTGGAGCAATCACAATACAGACGGACATGGTTCGGTCTTTTATGATGTTTCTCCTTTCATTATCATAAACGCCTACACGCAGGTCAACTATCTACCTCGTGGTGTGGATCATTTTGAATATGAATCCTTCGGTTTGATCTTACGTAAGCTAGCAGCCGTGTATCCTGGGAAACGATTTGGATTCCCATACATCGGGATGGGCCTTGCTGGTGGCGATTCTAAGCGCATCTTAGCGATGCTAGAATCATTTGCGGTGAATATTACATCAACTGGTGGTTCTGCAACTTTGGTAGAATTTGGTTGACATTTTTATAAGATTGGTATAGACTAAAATTAACGGCAAGGTGATAGACACCAACGCATCTAAATTTTAAGGAGCTTAAAATGATCAATTATAATCCCATTTTAAATAGTGATTCATATAAATTTTCGCAATGGAATCAGTACCCAGAAGGTACCGAGTACATCTACAGCTACATTGAAAGCCGTGGTGGTAAGTTCGACGAGACTGTATTCTTCGGTCTCCAGGCGTTCATCAAGGAATACCTGACTGATCCCGTCACAATGGATATGATTGATGAGGCTGAAGCTATCATCACTGCTCATGGTGAGCCCTTCAATCGTGAAGGGTGGGAATATATCCTCCGTGAACACAACGGTTACTTGCCAGTGAAGATCAATGCAGTTCCTGAAGGTACTGTGGTTCCCGTCAAGAACATTCTCACTTCGATTATCAATACAGATCCAAAGTGCTACTGGTTGACTTCGTTCCTCGAGACTGCTCTTCTTCGTTCGGTCTGGTATCCTACAACTGTGGCTACTAACAGCCGTGAAATTAAGAAGGTAATTCTTGATGCTCTTGAGCGTACTGGTACTTCTGAAGATATCGCTTTTAAGCTTCATGACTTTGGCGCTCGTGGTGTTAGTTCTCTTGAGTCTGCTGGTATCGGGGGCGCGGCTCACCTGGTTAATTTCATGGGAACCGACACTGTGGAAGCTCTTGTTTTTGCTCGTCGGTATTACAATGCTGATATGGCTGGTTTCAGCGTTCCTGCTATGGAACACAGCACTGTAACCAGCTGGGGTCGTGAGAACGAGGTTGCCTCTTATCGCAACATGGTCAAGAAGAATGGTAAACCAGGCGGAATCGTCTCGGCGGTATCTGACAGCTATGATATCTTCAATGCCTGTAAGCTCTGGGGTACTGAACTCAAGCAGGACATCATCGACTCGGGTGCTACTCTGGTCGTTCGTCCTGACAGTGGTGATCCGGCGGAAGTCGTTCTTCGTTGTCTGATTATTCTCGATCAGTACTTCGGTAGCACCGTCAATGAAAAGGGATACAAGGTTCTGAACAACGTTCGTGTTCTTCAGGGTGACGGTATCACGATTGACTCGATCAAGGAAATCCTGCACTGGGCCATTAAGAAGGGTTTTAGTGCTGACAACCTGGTCTTCGGTCAGGGTGGTGCTCTGCTTCAGATTGTTAACCGTGATGACCAGAAGTTTGCCATGAAGTGTTCGGCCGCTCTTGTTGATGGTACCTGGGTCGATGTATTCAAGGACCCTATTACTGACAAGGGTAAGCAGAGCAAGAAGGGCCGTCTCAAGCTGAAGAAGTACAATGTACGATATGCTACTATGGGTCCAGGTAATAATGTAATTTGCCCTGAATCGGATCAAGTATCTTATCACACTGTTACAGAACATGACGAAGGTTATAGTGATGTCACGGATATTCTTGAAACTGTGTTTGAGAACGGAAAGATCGTCAAGGAATACACCTTTGACGAAGTTCGGGAAAATGCAAAAATTTAAAAATATTTTTGTGTAATTTTGTTTCAACCAAGTTTTCTTGTATATATAGTTTACTAACTGACATTATCGGTTGACATTTTATGTGGATTGGTATAGTCTAAGAATATATGGAATGCAGATTCACCCTCGGGCCGAAAAACTTTCCAAACAAATTTATTTTTGGTGTTGACATTTTTCTTCGGATATGTTAGACTAAGAATATAGGGAATGGAAACAAACCCTTCTTTGACATCGTTGAATAGAGATTAAGAGGACTCATGGTTAGCTTTCGGGTTTACCATGAGTCCTACTTAAGACTTTTTAGAAGAAGACTGATCTTAGGCTGACCTAAGATGGTAAAAACGCAGGTTCAGCCTTCTTCTAAGAAGTTTTAATGTTGCCATAAGCTCGGATGTACAGTAATGGCAACTGATGGGTGTGGAAACATATTCATCTCTAGTTTATCTGGGTGAGATAGCAAGTGCTAAACGGCGGTTTGGAGCCATCGGATCGGGGGAGCGTTACCTCCCACCCAGACCAGTTTATGTATAGTGAAATCCTCTGGTGAGGGAAGCAGATAAATCCACAGTACTGGTTAATAATACAGTGCGATAATGGTTTTGCAATGGGTCGGTTCGATTCCGGCACTATACACCAGTTTAAGGTTCCTTTCAGCATCAATTGTTTTGCTTATAACAACCAAGCGGAACCTGTAAAATTTGCGCCTATAGCTCAACTGGATAGAGTTCGGGTCTTCTAAACCTGCGGTCGGGGTTCGAGTCCTCGTAGGCGCGCCAGATATTAGGAGTTAGTAGCAATCGGTGGCTAAACTGTGATGGTTTAGATATCGTGGACTAATCACCCACAGCCGAGTACATAATATCATTTAGATAGGCTCCTAATTCATTTTTGTTGACATTTATTCTCACTTGGTATAGAGTTGAAAAATGGAAACATTACAAAAACATCTAATCGAACGAGGTATGGATATTACAAAATATCCAATCGCTTACGATCCTGATGAAGGTATCATTACTTTCTTCTTGTTTAATGGCACTGGTCAGCTTGTTGGTTATCAAAAATATAATTTTATGCAACCATCAAAACAGAAAAAGAATGATCCTAAGTCTGGTAGATATTATACGTATCTACCTAAAGAAACTGACGGTGTGTTTGGTCTAGATGTTCTTGATCCTACCGACAGGACAATTTATATAGTCGAAGGTGTGTTTAAGGCGGCAGTATTGCACCGACTAGGTTACAATGCTATTGCTGTTTTGACTTCTACACCAAAACGACTGCGACCTTGGTTTAAAATTTTACGTCAGACATGGAATCTGGTGGCGATTGGTGATAACGATGAGGCAGGCCGAAAGCTTGTTAATATCGTGAAACAAGGTTTTCAATCTCCTACTGATCTAGATGAAATGTCAGATGAAGATATACACAGTTTACTCCGCGGGTGCAGTACACCGTAAGACGGCAGAGGTAGAGGAACGGCAGAGGTCTCAACAGCCTATGTGCTGCAACATATAGACACCTATTGCAGTAGGGTTGATTCGGTGCAAGTCCGGACGTTCCTCGTTTATTTTAATGGCCTGTTAGCTCAATCGGGAGAGCACTGCACTGTCCATGCAGAGGCAAGGGGATCGAAACCCCTACAGGCCGCCAGTTTCCGCTGGGTTCGATTCCCAGGGTATATAGACGGTCTTCGTCAAGGTTCGACTCCTTGATATATCGAATAAGCATGGTGGTGGACATAATTTTAGAGTTGTTACAGCAAACCTTTACGCTTAAACAATGGATGTCTTAGCGGACAAAAACAACTCTGTAGAATTCAGTTTTAGGATCCTTACCGCAACTCAACAAACTTTTTATGTTAAAAAAGCCAAAGCGGATCCTGTAGAATTAGGGTAAGTGGAAGGAATCCCGCTTATTAAACGATGGATACCCAAAAGTTATTCGCGCCCTTACAAGTTTAGGAACGGTTCAGCAAACAACCTTATTGGTAGCTCATTGGTAGAGCATCTGACTTCAACTCAGACTGTAGCAGGTTCAAATCCTGTCCAAAACAAACGTTCCAGTTATTTGATACAATGGAGTAATTACCCGGCGTATCAGTCTCAAGAGGCATAAGATGCGGAGTAATTAACCGATTTTCTTATTAAATATCTCTTGCTTCGTTCGTCTAATGGATAGGACGGCTTCCTGCTCCGGAAAGCAAATACTGGTTCGAATCCAGTACGAAGGTTACGGACTTTTTTGATGAGTGCATTACCCTACCCAAAGGGTGAACGACAGTGGTTGGAAGGATCGTTCGATCTAGTGCATTCATCTAAACAGTCTTGCCGGATTAGCTCAGTGGTAGAGCAACCGCCTTTCTAAAATTTCTGGTTTGTATAAATATTATGGTTCACGGGATTGCCGTCCCCAACCATTCTAGAATACAAACAGGAGTTTCCAGCATGGAACTATTTATTTGCAAGTTTTGCAATTCTGAACGTAAAAATAAGAACTCATGGTTAAATCATGAAAGACTTTGCCCTAAGAATTTAAATCGTAATTATACTCCAGGGATGCTTGGAAAGAAAGGCAAAGATAATCAATATACAAAAGCAAAAAAGTTAGGATTACCAGTACCCGAAAGTCCTCAAAAAGGTAAACCAGGGGTTAAACCTGCGCCAAAATCTCCAGAAGCTTTGGAAAAATTAAGTAGATTAGCTAAAGAAAGAGGTCTCGGCGGGGTTACTCAATCAAGATGGATTGAATATAAAGGTAAAATTTTAGGTAGTTCTTATGAGCTTTCTGTAGCTAAAAGTTTAGATGAAAATAAAGTTAAATGGGATACTTGTAAAAGAATTAATTATATCGACCCTGAAGGGAAGAAAAGAACTTATACTCCAGACTTTTATCTTGAAGAATATAATGTTTATCTTGACCCTAAAAATGATTATCTAATAAATAATCCAAATCCAAGTTTAGGATTTTCAGACCAAGAAAAAATAAATCTAGTTAAAAAACAAAACAATATTAAGATTTTGATTCTTAATAAGAAACAACTAGATTGGAATACCATTAAAGAACTGATTAATGCTGAGGTCGGATAGCGGCGATTCCACTGCCTTTGTAACGCAGTATTCCACATCGTGGGTTCGAGTCCCACTCTCAGCACCATTTAAGCGGTAGGTCGTGAGTTCAAACCCCACATCCGGCACCAGTTTTACCCGTCAATGACAACCAAGACGTTAAATCGTTGTTAGGTTTAGCGATAGTTCATCCTTAATAACTATCCGGTGCCGTCTGCTACCGTAATGCTAGACAGTGCCAATCCTACTATAACGGATTTAAAATCCCATGTGGGTGCGCTTGTGTCCGAGCGTTGGCTAAGCCAAAAACATACGTAATGGTAAATAAGTGGTAGGCAGTAATTTTTGGGGACGTAAGCTAACGGGAAACTGGCGCCTTTGCAAGGCGCACTTGAGGGTTCGATTCCCTCCGTCTCCACCATGGATCTCTGGCGTAGCTGGTGTGCGCGCCCGCCTGAAGAGCGGGAGGTCGGGGTTCGATTCCTCGGGGATCCACCAAAGTTTATGGGGATATGGCGTAATTGGTAGCCGCGGCAGACTTAGAATCTGTTGTTGAGAGACGTGGGGGTTCGAGTCCCTCTATCCCCACCATGCCCGTGTACGCAAATGGCAAAGCGGCTTGATTTAGAATCAAGTGTCTGGGAGTTCAAGTCTCCCCACGGGTACCAAATTATCCGACTTTCTAGATACGTCGGAGAGACCTGGACCAGACTAACAGAGGGGAACGCTGGTTAATATCGGATTGCTTACCTCATTGATCAATGGGCTGAACCGATAAGGTGTATAGAATAATGGGTGTGTTGCAGATATGGCGTGTTCTGCTCCGGACTGTAAATCCGGTCCCATGTGGTAAACAATGTAGGTTCGACTCCTACCACACCCACCAAAATTTGTTCTCCTTATAAATAGTAATAAAAACTATTTGCGGGGAGAATATAATGCTATTACATGCAATTCGTCTAGTAAGACACCATGTTGATAAACTTAAGAGAGCACATAAAAGAAGTCCAGCATGGTCAAAGGTTGAGCATGCATATAAAGCAAGTAATCCTTCTTGTGCATGTTGTGGTTCACAAAAGAGACTTCAAGTCCATCATTGTAAACCATTCCATTTACATCCAGAATTAGAATTAGATCCTTCTAATCTTATTACGTTGTGTATGGACTTAGATTGCCATCTTTTAGTTGGTCACGGTGATAACTTTAAAGACTATAATCCAGACGTACGTGAAGACTCTGCTAGAGTCCGAAACAGTTCTGATCTTAAAGCCACACTAAAGGTTGTTGCTGCAGAAGCTAAAGCAAAACGACTTTCACAATAATTAATGTCGGTGAAAGTCTATTGCAGTACTTATGCCGATTATAAATTTCTTTTGATCTAAACCAAGATCAAATTGCACATTGTTGTGCTTTGGTGGAATCCATGCAATAAAGATTCCATATCTTGGTTTAGTGTCATAATATAGTGACTGAGTGATAGTTAATCTATCTGTTGGTGTGATGTTAAATTCACCAACATATGTTTGCTGATGTTTTGAAATGATGACATCAGTACCAAGATAAAATAGATTATTCAGTGCTATTTGTGTTGGAACTTCTGCTACAAGTCCTAGATCTTTATCATAAGACAGTTTAAGAGACACTTTAAGTTTATCTGAATGTGTAATTGAATGCTTGATACCCCAAGAGGTATCGTCTTTGTCAAGTTCTGTATTCTTAAAGATACCAAATCTTATTTCTTTGGTATCAGTTCCCATTTCGGGTTGCAATGTATATACTGGAACAACCTCGGCGTCTGATCCAACTCCTGGTCTATCTGCACTTATTTGTTCTTGTGCTGATGCAGTAGTACTACTAAGTAAAAGGCCTATTGCATAAAGAATGGTTTTCATTTAGCTTTACTTTCAAGTAGAGAATGTAGATCGGCATGAATTTGCTTAAGTTCTTCAAACTCTTTCATAAGTGTTTCATGATCTTGTGATGCTCTTAGTTCTGTCTTACGGCTTTGAACATCTTGACCGACCATAATAACAGAAAGCAATACAAGTTGAAGGAATGTTTGTGCAATCCATGAGATTGTAGTGGCAGTACCTCCATGTAATGCATCTGGTAGACTGATTAGTGCTAAAAGTGCAAAGGCATATGCACACCACATTGTTCCAACTACATTCGTAAGAAGAACGGCAAACTTGTCATTGAATGTTTTTAGCATATTCTTTCCTTTTTAGTTTTATTTATAAGAAATTGCTTTGTTGGCGTAGAGGTAACGTATCTGGCTTCCAACCAGAGGTCACGGGTTCGATTCCCGTACAAAGCTCCAAGTTGCGCGGTGTTCTGAAACGGTATCATACTAGGCTCATAACCTAGAGTTGGGAGTTCGACTCTCCCCTGCGCCTCCAATCTGATGTGGATACAATGCGCTTTGTCGCTGTCGCAGTTCCATACATCGCCGCACAATACGTGAGTGCTGCATTTTAGGTTTACATTATTTCTCACATATGGTAGAACAATAATATGAAGAGCGTAATTGTTTATATCCACGGCTATGGTAGCGGACCTGATAGCAACACTGCTCAGGAACTCAAGAATGCATTTCCCACTGAAGACTTTATCTGTCCTCAGTTTGATCATTCTCAGGATCCTGACTTTATCAAAGCTCAGGTCGACGAACTTGCCAAACAACTCGCTACCTACAATGATGTAATTGTGGTTGGCTCGAGTGCTGGTGGTTTTTGGGCTGATTATCTTGGTTGTGTCTATGGTTTCAAGACGGTTCTTGTAAATCCGTCTTTGTGTCCTGCGACCAACTTCCGCAAATACAATTTGCCAGAATCTCATTATGATAAATATGATGTCATGCAAAAATGGATTCAAAATCATGCTCGACATCACATGGTAGCTTTT